ACTAGAAAACGCTAAATCGGTGGTAGATAAACCCGATGCTAGGGATGGGGATAAGCTTAGGGCGCTAGAAACACTAATGAAAATATCAGGATTATTGACAACGGAAAAGAAAACAGACTCCGTAGCATTGATACAGGAGTTCACCGGTTTCTCTAAAGATAAATTAAAGGCCTTTGAGACGGGTCTAATTGAAGAAAATACGTCTCAATAAGAAAATTTGGCAATACCCTAAGCAAATACGCTGGGGTAATGTACTGTGTATAATACGATTAACGAGGAGTTAGTATGGGAATGAAAGTAAAACATTACTTCAAAGATGGTAAAGAACATAAGGGCGGTTTACATAAGATGCCTAATGGTCAATTACATAGTGGCAAGACACACGGCCCTAACAGTAAAAGACTGTACCATTATGGAGAATTAAGTAAGCAATCTCAAAAATCAGCTAAAAAAAGTTGGGGCAGGTAGTGGCTGGTAAAGGAAAACGAGTTAGTTGGACATATGGTGGTAAAAGATATAGTGGAACCTTAATTCGAGAAACCAAAACGCATAAGTTTGCTAGAACGCATAATAATAAAATTAAAAAAATAAAAAAACGATGACTCGAAAGAAAAAAGACTCAAGATTGACTAGAGCTGGAGTATCTGGTTATAATAAACCAAAGCGAACTCCGGGCCATAAAACAAAAAGTCATGTCGTAGTTGCTAAGGTCGGCACACAGGTTAAAACTATACGATTTGGACAACAGGGTGTTAAGACCGCTGGCAAGCCAAAAGCAGGTGAATCTGCTAGACAAAAAGCTAGACGTAAATCATTTAAAGCACGTCACAGAAAAAACATTGCCAAAGGAAAAATGTCTGCTGCATACTGGGCAAATAAGGTTAAATGGTAAATGCCCAACAAAGAGTCGAAAAACCGCAAGCGTTTAAGGCGAAAACTAGCTCTTGAAAACCAAAAAAGAAAAAGAGAAGCGTACAAAGCCCGTCGAGAAACAAGACGAGCCGCAAATAGAGACGTTTAATATAATACCTCCCCCAGAAGAAATGATTCGCCGGGATGAGGTATTAGCTAAATCATATAAAGACCTCTTATTCTTTGGTAGGGCGTTCTTGCCAAAAGACTTTATGCACAAAAGTGCATCTCCTGCTTGTCACTATACCGTATCCAAAAGACTTATCTCTACCAAACCCGGTGAGCGTATCTGTATTATTCTTCCTAGGGGTTTTGGTAAATCCATCCTATCGAAGTCAGCTATCTTACACAAACTATGTTTTTCTAGTGAAGATGACCAGAATTTCATTGCATGGGTATCAGAAGAGCAGGGTCAGGCGATTGACCACTTAAAATATTTACGATACCACCTAGAGATGAACAAGACAATTAAGTATTATTTTGGTAATATGGACGGTGGTAGTGTAGGAAAGCGGTGGACAGAAAAAGATTTAGTTACACCTAAGGGTGATAGAATTATAGCCAAAGGTACCAGCCAGAGGTTAAGAGGTCGTGCCGAGGTAGATGTGCGTTATACTGGTATTATCTTAGACGACTTTGAATCAGAATTAAATACTAAAACGCCTGAAAGGCGTAATGAGATTAAACGGTGGGTCGTATCTACGATTTATCCCGCACTTGAGGAGTCCCCCGGAAACGAAGGTTGGATATGGCTCGCCGGTACTATTGTACACTTTGATAGTTTCTTACAGATGACCTATGATGGATTCAAGAAAGCCAAGACAGATGACAGGTCGTATCCGTGGGATGTGTTCTTTCATAGTGCTATTGAGGATGGAAAGGCTTTATGGCCTGAACAATTCCCTCTATCTAAGCTAAATCATAAGAAACAAGAGTTCATTGAGGCGGGTCTCGTCAATAAGTTTGCTCAAGAGTATATGAATGATGCTCGAGATATATCGAACGCTGCCTTTAAAATAGATAGAATCCAGCATTATGGCGGCGAGCGCAAGTTAATTAATGGATTTAATTACATTGTTGAGCATGATGAGATGATTCCTATCAATATTTACATTGGGGTTGACCTCGCAGCGACAGCCTCGGATACTTCAGACTATCAAGTTATCATGGTAATGGGTATTGATTCAAAGAGTAATCGTTATGTCTTAGAGTATTTCAGGGAAAGGATACCTACATTTGACGTTCCAGCTAAGATTATAGAGATAGCAAAGAAATATACCCCAGTCAAGCGGGTAACGATTGAGACGGTAGCAGCCCAAGAGATGGTCAGGGACATGGTAACCCGTATGAGTGCTAATGAAAAACGATTAATGCCCGGTATCTTTAAAGGTGTCAAGCCCCCAGCGAGGATAAAGAAAGAAGATAGGCTGGAAACCACGTTAGGCCCTATCGTTAATTCTAAGAAATTATACATTCAAAGAGAAATGACGGAACTTGTAGACGAATTATTTGAACACCCTAAGCCTAGAAACGATGACTTAATGGATGCGCTTTACTATGCAGACTATTTTGCAAGAGCTCCTAAGTCACAAGCTACATCTACAGAAGATTTTAAGAATGCTAAACGTAAAAGCGGAACAAGACCTAGGTTTAAAAAGTACAACTGGTTAACCGGTGCTAGAAATTAATAAAATATCTATTGCATTGTTGAAATTTATCTTCCTATATTAGGAAGGTGTAAAGTCTAACTTTACCGAACTGTTTATAAACACTTTAAAGCTATGAGTCCACATACCATATGCCAAGACAGAAAAGTAAGTTTCCAAGCTACGGCCTTGTAAGAGGCCCATCACACGAACAAGGCGGAGTCGCCGGCATGGTTGCAGATGAGCAACCGGTTGAATTAGAAGGCGGCGAATGGATTATTCCTAAAGAAGTCGTTCCCGACTACCTACCCGTATTACAACAAATCACTAACGAAGGACGCGCTATGCAGCAAATGGAGAACGGTAACTCTGCAATGGATGCGTTGATTGCCTCCGCATCTATGCAAAATGGTCTTGCCCAACCTAAATCACCCATGTATCAAGAGGGTGGTAATGTTTTAAAACTTAGACCTTTTGATACCCCATCATCTGATGAGATTAGGCAAGCATTTAAAGCTGACCCTCTTCCCGGCTCTGATTATAAGTGGCCTTTTGATAAGGAAAAAAAATACAAAGAAACAGGTCAGTACTGGACTGATGAACCATCTATTGCGCAGTTATTAAATTGGCAATTTTCACAATTACCGAAATTTGGCCCCAAAAAAGAAGCAGAAGAGGCGTACATGAGGGGAGAAATGAGAATGGGAAGTACATACAAAGACCGAAAATACGATGTAAATGAATTATACAGAAATGCAAAAATAAGACAACTACTAGGAGTTAAAGAAGCTGCGGAAGCTATGGGCGAAGATGGAATGCAGGCGGTTATGGATGAAAGATTAACGTCTAGTCGCTTTATGAAAGATATACTAGAAGATAGGATGTGGAAGCATTTTAATGAACAGGATAGTCGAGCGATTCTAGCTTCCCGAAGAGAAGAAATACCTGTGGATTGGCGAGCTCCAGAATATAGAGGGCCTTCATATTCATGGACAGGTGTACCATCATTACCAGAGGTTAAGGTTAACCCGCTAGAGAAATTACAATACTATATAAATAAAGCTTTACCTAAAAAACAGGGTGGCAAAATAGAATACGAGGATGGTGGTAAGGTTTCAATTAAAAGAAAGCTTATAGATAATATATCGGAATCTAATGGTTTATTAGAAGGATACTCTCGTGAAGATTTAGAAACATTAGATTTAGATACTTTAGAGCGCATACAGGGTACCATGATAGAAAGAAACATTGGAGACCAATATGGCGGGATAGAAGATGTACTTATTTCAATGCCCGGAAGTGCAGATAAGGGAGTAAAAAGAACATACGCTAATAGGTTTGATGTTGCAGAAGAATTTGGGCCGGAAGGAAGAGTTGGTACAGCTACAGAACAACTTAATTTAGGCTCTTTACCCGGACTTGCAGCAATATCTAATTTAGCTTCTCGCGCCGGAGTAAATCCAGAAGGTGCTATAGGTCGTGTTTTAAATGCTCCACTACCCATTCAAAGAACCGCTGATATTGGGACTGGAGATGTTTCATATGCTTTAACGAGACGACAGGGTGGCCCAGTAGATTATTATCAAACCGGTGGTCAAGTACAAGAACAGCAAGAATTAATAGACACACTTATGAATGTAGGAGCTCGTGGATTTTTAGGGGATGCACCTCCACGTAAGCAACAAGAAATGCGCAATCCAGCAATGTATTATGGCCCCCCTATTGAATTGATGGGGCCAGACTCAAGCGTATACAACGAAGCGCAAAGTGAATTTGAAGCCTTTATGGATTCTTTAGAAAGAAAAAGAAATACCAATCCATTTTCAGGTAAACCGATGGATACTGACGCGGACGTTAAAAGATTGTTAGAGCGTATGAAAAAGTCTAAGATACCTCGCTCTAGCCAAAGAATGATTATGAGACAAGGTGGCCCGATACCTTACCAAACTGGTGGGCAAGTTAATCCAAATAGTTTAGCGGGTAAAACAATTAAAGCGTCTGATTTAGGATTAGAAAACTTAGGTGAGGTTAAAGGTATTCCTTCGTATTCAGTAAACAGACCTGAGTTTGAAGCTGCAATGAATTATGCAGCCACTGACGAAGAAGCAGAAATAATTCGCCAAGAATCTATGGCTAATTTTATGGCTATGATAGAGAATGAAAAAAGAGTTAGACCTCTTACTCCAGATAAATACGTAATGAGAAATGGCGAAATGTCAGACCGTGTAGAGATGAATATTCCAAAATTAACACCAGCGTATTTAGCATCGTATGGTTTTAACACACCAATATCTCAAAGAGAGGGTGCTTTATTGCGGCGAAAAGCAATAGCGCCAGAAACATTAAACCCAAAAGTAAAAGGTTTAATTAATAGAGCGTTAGTTCGGCGCCTAGCAAATGAAGAGGATTAATGGTATTAGACAAAGATAAACGAGCGGATTACAATCAAGAACTATACCGCCGATGGAGAGACGCACGTTCTGATTGGGATACCGAAGCTCGTCAAGATGTTGATTTCTATCATGGGAATCATTTTACAGACGAGGAAGTAGATGAACTACAAGCTCGTAACCAAGCTGACGTTCCAATGGATAGAATTGGGCCAGCGATTGAAAAATTTAAAGCTGTATTAACTTCCAGACCACCAGCATTTACGCTAACACCTAGAGAAGATTCTGATGTAAAGGTTGCTTCTGTATGGAGAACCATTATGGGATATGTCTGGGGAAACTCCAATGGAGACTGGCAGTTAAAACAAGCAATACATGATTATGCTACAACAGGCATGGGATATCTATATACATATATAGACCCAGAATCAGACTTTGGTAGAGGCGATGTGAAGTTCACATACGTCAACCCATTTAGGGTGTATGTCTCTCCGAATACTCGCAACCGATGGTATGATGACGCTGAAGGTGTTATCCTCTCTACAATCCTTACCGGTGAACAGGTCATTAGCCTCTACCCAGAATTAGGCGAGCAAGAAAACCCAGAGACAGGGGAAAAAGAAACAGGTATTATTCAAGATTTAGAGACCTATCTTGAAGAGGATTACCCAGACGCTATGAATAGCAATAGCAAAAAGGTGTTTACTCCTGCCGATACAAAAGACTTAGATTACTTTGACCGTAATAAATATCAAGTTTTAGAGCGTTTCTATAAAGTAAAGGTTACTTTCTATCGTGTGATTGATATGCAAACCGGTGAAGAAGCCGTCTTTAGTGAGGATGAATATCAAGAATTTATAGAAAGCAATCAAGAGCAGGTAGAAGCAAATCAGTATGAAGTTATTCCAGTTAAGCAAACTCGCGTTAAGGTATGTGCAAGTATAGGACAGGTAGTATTATATGAAACGATTCTCAATACTGACCATTATCCAATCATTCCTATTCCGAATATATTTACAGAAACCCCGTATCCAAAGTCAGATGTATCGCGCGCTAGACCGATGCAACGTCTTCTTAATAAGCTTTGGTCACTTGCTCTTTCCCATGCTCAAGCGTCTGGTGGACTTAAATTACTTGTCCCACTAGGGAGTGTAGAGGATATTGGACAATTAGAAAGAGATTGGGCCAATCCAAACGCGGTTATAGAAGTAGACTCTACGCAAGGAGAACCACACTTTCCTGCTCCGCAACCATTAGCAAGTGAGTTCTATAGACTGATTCAACAGTGTGAGTTCTATATTGATTTTACATTTGGTCTTCCTGAGATGATGCACGGATTCTCAGAGAAAGCACCCGAGACAGTTAAAGGTACTGAGAGAATGATTGCTTTAGGAACCGAAAGACCAAAATCTAAACTAAGAGATATTGAGTTCAGTATCAATAGATTAGGTCAGGTCTTATATAATCTTGCTAAAGGTCATTACACTTATAAGAAAATGTTTCGTCTCAATAGTGCAAACAATGACATGACCGAAGCAATGGTCAATACATACGATGATAAGACTGGTGCTATTTTAGACATTAAAAAAGAACGTCATAACCTAGGCCAGCACGATTTAAGAATTGAACCCGGCTCTACATTGCCAACCAATAAGTGGGCAGAGCTAGGTGTATACATGGAAGCTTATCAAATGGGTATCGTAGATAAGTTTGAAGTGTTGAAAAAGAACCCAGAAATATTTGATAAAGAAGGTATCATGCGCCGAACAGAAGAAAGACAGTTAATGCAACAACAAGTTCAGGCCATGGAAGAACAGATAAAGAATTTGGAGGGAGACCTCCAGACTGCCCAAAGGGAGTCTGTTAGCGACAGAAAACGGGTTGAGGTTGAGAAATTTAAATCTCGACTCGCAGATATCGCATCAGACGCCAAAGCTGACAGAAGAGTTCAGTTAAACAATCTACAAACCAAGGTGAAGCTCGAAGCGGAGAAATTAGCAAACATTACTGAAGATGCTGGTTCTGCTCCAGAAGCCTAGAGACATCTATTAAGGAGATATAATGGACAATACGCAGACAGAGGCCGTACAACAAGCTGATGGCTTAGTTGATAGTGGCCCTAGTATAGTTGAAGAAGTAAGAGCAGAAGCTGACGAACAATACGTTGAATCAGCCGAAACAGTTGCGCCAGAGATGGCACCAACAGAAGAGCCAGTGGATTTTTCAGCTCCAGAAGTTGAAAATACCAGTGAGACAATTCCGGCAAATGAGTGGGAAGTTGAAGCCCGCAAATTCCAATCAATGTATGACAGAACCCAAGCTGAAAACGATAAACTAAAAAGGCTAGAGCCTCTTGGTGAATTGTTGGAATCTAGGCCTGACTTAGTAGATGTCTTACAGCAAAACTTGAACGGACAACCACAACAACAAGCACCACAGCAACAAGCTCAGCAAGGTTTACCTGCTGAGGATTTTAACCCTTGGGATGCTTACTATAACCCTGAGTCACCATCATTTAAATTCAGAATGAATCAAGATGTAAATATGATGCAAAATGTGGTACAAAATGCGTTAGGTGAGCAGAAACGACAGATGACAGAGGAGATAACCTACAACAACACGGTAAATGAATTACGAAATACATATAAGATGTCAGATAATGACATTAATGATTTTATGGGTTTTGTTTCACAACCGAAAGAACAAGTGGGATTATCAAATCTGGTGAAGCTATATAGGGACGTTAACAAAAAAGGTAACGCCCCAGAGACGGCTGAAGCAGTGAAAGCTGCTCAGAGCCAGCCTCGTACAGCTGGAGTCCTTCAAGGAGGAGCTCCAAGCTCTCCCAAATCTGAAGAAAATAAGATGTGGGAAGGCATTATGAACGCTGGCAACCGTAGTAGCGTACTTTAAAACAATAAAACTGAGGAAGGATATATAATATGGCGACATATAATAATCCCGGCCCGTTAAAGTTTGGTGACCCCGGTGCGGTTATATCAAGTACGATACCTTCAAGAAGGCTGTATAATTTCAGTGACAGAGTTGCTGATTTAGCCCCTGAAGAGTCTCCGTTCTTTGTATACCTATCCAAAGTTGCTAAAGTTGCAACGGACGACCCACAGTTCCGATGGTTAAAAGACCGTAACAAAATACAAATGTCCGAAAGAAGCTTTGCTTTGGACGCATCACATACCGTTGCCGCTGCTGGAAGTAGTATTACTTACACAGTAGATGATGGTGCAGGTGCTGCTCCCGGTTGGCTGATTAAAGGCATGGTATTCGCTGTAGGCGAAACCAATAGTAGTACTAGCGAACCAGAAACCGCTATCGTAAGAATCGAAAGCGCACCTTCTGTTGGTAGTACAGAAACTACTTTTGTTGGTCGTACAATATCCGCAGCAACTGGCAGTACAACTGCTGGCGCTGATGGCGATAAATGTACTGTAATTGGAACTGCATTTGAAGAGGGTTCGGGTTCTCCTGATTCTTGGTCACGTGAACTGGACAATGGTACTGGGTACTGTCAAATCTTTAAGACAGCCTGTGAACTTACTAATACTGCGAGAGCAACTGTTTATCGCGGTTATGCCAGTGAATGGGATAGAATTTGGAATCTGAAACTTCGTGAACATAAAGTGGATATTGAAAGAGCTATGCTCTTCGGACACTCTGCAAGTCAAAATGGTATCAATTATACCGATGGTATTGTTGGTCACATTGTTAAAAACTCAGGAGCTACAATTAAAGATAACGCTGTTCTTTCTTATACGGAAGACAAAGGTTATTTTTCTACTCGCGCAGACAGTCAAATGACTTATGATGCGTTGTTAGCAGACCTTGAGGTAGTTTTTGACCCTGCACGTGGCGGAAGTCAAGCAAAGCTTGCTCTATGCTCACTCCCTGTAATTACATTTTTCAACAAGATGAATAGCTCCGGTACTTTCCTATCAAGCGCTTATTCTGCTTCTAATCCTATGATGTCAGCAGAAAAAGGCTCTTATGGGCATAAAGTAATGAAGGTTGAAACCATTCATGGTGATTTAACACTTGTTAAAGAACCTCTATTTAGAGGTTTTGCTGCACCATATATGTGTTTAGTAGACCTTGATAACGTAGCTTATCGTCCACTTGTTGGAAACGGTGTAAATAGAGATACGCATATCATGACTAATGTTCAAGCTGCTGATGAAGATTTACGTAAAGACATGATTCTAACCGAAGCAGGTCTTGAAGTTTCTCTTCCAGAAGCTCATGCTCTATTTAACTTTGAAGATAAATATACATCAGGTTAATAGGAGGTAATTGAATAATGAGAAGTGCATTCTTTGAAGTAAACAGTGGCGCAGCTGGTGATAAACTTAAATTTAAGCGTGTCACCGCTGATACTACTTTAACATCTGAAGATAGTGGAAAAATCATTTTGGTTAATCCTGCTTCAGCAACAGCTGTAACCTTACCAACGACTCTTGAGTCTGGTTGGTATGTTAGAATCTTATTAACAGAAGACACCGATGGTTCCGACCAAGGAATGGGTGCTAAAGTTAATATTGATTTTGGTTCTGGTAACGATGTTGTTGGTATGATTTCAGATGAAGTAGATGGTGCTGGTGGAGATTATGCTGTGAATAATGACGACTATATTAATTGTAGCGCTAACTCAAGTCCCGGAGACTATATTGATGTCTTCACTGACGGAGTTATTTGGTACGCTTATGGCGTAGCAAAAGATGCAACTGAAATGGTCTTTAATACCGCAGCTGCTTAATCATACTTAGCTGTGAAAAGCTAACAGTTTTGGATACTGTGGGGTTGGTCGTATAAAGGGCTAACCCCGAACATCCTAAAAATTTTTAATAATTGGAGACAGTATGGCTGTTTATGACAACGTAAAAGTAAAAGTATTTATTCACCCCGGAAATCCGGGAATCGAAACCGGTGATGAGGGAACAATGGCTCGCGATATAAAAGATTATATAGAGACTTTAGATTCAACTAATAATAAAGTTTTATCTATATCGCATACCCAACTTAACGGCGACAGAATACTTACCATGGTGGTTGGTGGGGCGTAATGTCCTGTCAGCATTGTAAAAAAGATAATTCAGAAGGCTGGTTCTATTGTCGTAGTTGCGGCAAAAGAGCCAGTAAGCCTTTATATGACCCTGCGATTATTATAAGAGGTCATAACTTTGCATCGGCCATTAGAAAAGACCAGATTGAATTTACGGAAACAACAATGGGTGAAGATATTGAATCAAGAGGAGGCGTAGTACGTGGCAACGTTTGAAGCACAGGTAGAAGGATTAACCAGTCTTTCAATAGATGGTAGTAGCGCACCAACACAAACTGAGCTTACTCAGTTTTTAACTGATGGCGCCGCAGAAGTTATCAACGCAATGCCAAGGAAATTAAAATTCTTTTGTGCAACAGAGGATACTTTTACAAGCGCGGCAGTAGGAAGCGAACCAGAAACATTGGTGTCTGGAGAGGTATTAGCGGTAACTAGAAGTGATGGCACCATTGAGCAGCCATGCAGAGAAATACCTGCTAAACTTAGAGGTAGGGCTTCTGATTCGGCTGATATGAATGCTGCGACAGCCACAGACCCCGTGTATTATATTTACGATGGTAAAATAAACGCAATACCAACGTCAGGTTCTTGTAAATATTTAGAAGTAAATAACCCCGCAGTGGCCTATGGAGATTCTAATGTTAGCAATTTTCCAAATGAATATGAGTATCTAATACCTTTATATGCTTCTGTAAAATCATTACAAAATGCTATGGGTGGTATGATGACCCTTACCGCTATTGATACAACGGCATTAGGGGCTATTACTACTGAATTAAACAAAGCGGATGATATTATTAATACGGCTCAGGGGAAAGTAGATGCTTTTTATACTTCCATTGGAGATATTGATGACACTACAGAGTTGTGGGATAATACAAATAAAAGATTTACGGTTGTAAAAAGTGCTTTGGATTATGCTACAAACTTAATAGACAACAATAAACCTGATGCAGCTTACGATGTAGCACAGAATTTATTAGATGTAAATGCAGCTCTTGATGGGATGCAAGCTCATTTAGCAGATGGGGAAGCTATTCTTACAAACGACCCAACTTCAGGAGACATTGCTACAGCTTTGACGGCTATGAAAAATGCAATAGAAGCCGCGGAAGCTACGTTTGACAAGATGGAAGGTTCAACTGAATCTGTTTTTGGAGATGAGGCTACTTTTTTAACAGCTAGCTCTCAATTAACAAGAGTGAAAGCTGCCATAGATAACGCTGAAGATGTAATAAATAGCAACCAACCTAGTGCTACAACTGATGCTTATGGAGCCTTAGCAGCTGAAGATACAGAGTTAGTACAATCTGCCTTATCAATAGCAAATACAGAAATACAAAGAGCCCAAATGCACCTATCAGAATGGGTTGCTGTCGGTGATATGAGAGTAAAACAAGTTAATGCTTCTTTAGCTGAAGCTCAGGCGTATGGTAATGAAATTCAAGCCAGATTATCTTATGCTAGTGCGTATCAACAAGCGTCAGCCGCAAGAGGGCAAGAAGGACAGAGTAGAATGGCTCAAGCTAATACTACGCTATCAGTCGCACAACAAGAATTAGCAAGGGCTAACGCAGCGATTGCTGAAATTAATGTTCTTATGAATTCATATAGATTAGAATTAGAGGGAGTGGCGCCATATCTACAGGCTGCAACTGGTTATATTTCTCAAGCGCAGGGATATGTTGCTGAAGCCAATGTAAGAATGCAAAGAGAAGAACAAAAATATAAATGGTATCAAGCACAACAAGCAAAATTGCAAGCTGACTATGACAAAGGTATTCAAGTTATGAGGGGTGGGTAATGGCATTTACACTTGTATCTTTATCTACTACTGACCCAACGTGGAGTTTAGTAACGCTTCCATACCCAAGTTCTACAGATAATACTTGCGATACCACAAGTGGTGATGCTACTGTTACCATGGATAGTACGAGTGCTATTGCTGTAGAAATGAATGTTTCTGGTACTGGTATCCCGGCAAATACTAGAGTTTCTTCAATTACTAATTCTACAACCTTTGAATTAACAAATAAAGCAACCGCTAGTAATTCTAATACAACTCTGACATTTACCGGGGCATTGTGGAATGGTGTTGCTTTAGATACATCTACAACATGGGTTATTCCCGGAAGCTGGATTGATATGACGGTAAATGATTGGGAAGATGAAACGAGAACGTGGCAGCAAATTGGATTACTTGGAAAGGATTCTGACTAATGGCGGTACACAGTTTAACAGTCAAAACAATTATATCAAGAGTCAGGCAAGCATTTCCAGATGCACCTGAGAAATATATTATGAATCTTGTAAATGAAGCTATTGTTGAACTTGGAAAGTATGCAACAAAAGTTGAGTATGCAAAAGCGACAACAGTAGCAGACCAGCAATGGTATACATTAAGCGATAGCAATGCTGGAGTAGAAATTAACAAAGTATTTAGAGTGGACTTTATGGACGCTAGTGGCGATTACGTAAAGATACCACGATTAATAAATAATGAAATACCAACTATGGACATAGACTAATGGCAAGTACGTATAAATACCCAGAAGATTATATATCTTGGTTTATTAAAGGAAATCACTTGGCAATCGTTACACTGAAAGGTGATAGCGCAGATACGACACATGGTAAATACGGTCAATACAAGCCCATTGATGAAGCGGTTACTAACGGAGTATTGATACATTACTATGCAGAACCAAATGCTGTAACTGCTATTGGAAATACCCCCGATGTTGATAATGTATTTCACACATCTATCATTGATTATGTGAAAGCAAGATTGTATCAGGATAAAGCAGGTACGACCAGTGATGCTAATGTTGCAAATGTTAGTATGAATATGGCAGCGGTTCACGAAGGAAAATGGAACGAAGCTGTCAAGAGACATGGAATGCAAAAAAGAGATAAAACTGGTGGGGATAGACGTATTCTTATGCCAGACTTTACATAAAACTTAGGAAAGAATTATGGCAGATTTACATAAGTATAAAGCACATGAAATATTAAACAAGGTTCTCAATTCAGCTGAGACCGGATTACAAGTTGATATTGTATCGGGGGCAGAATATGCAGAGGATTCTGCGCATACAAGTGCCGATACTGGTAATTTTGTATTAGGTGTGCGTAATGATACATTAGGTGCTCTTGGAGGAGCCGACGGAGATTATGTTCCATTTCAAATGAACGCTTCTGGTGCTTTATATGTAGAGGTAGCAACCCTACCAGCATCTACTAGTACAATAGAAGTAGTCGGAGATGCAGCAGAGAACGCAGCAGCAGCTGGTAATCCAGTATTAATCGGTGGTCGTTACGATTCATCTGCTAGGACACTAGGAAACGGTGATGTGGGGGCGATAGCTCTTGACGCTGATGGAGCAGTACAGATATCTGATGGCGGAAACACAGTAACAGTAGATGGAACTGTAGACTTAGGTTCAACAGCGACTGCCCATTTAAGCGAAATAGAGGGGGCGGTAGAGACTATTGAGGGAGCTGTAAGTGGTAGTGAAATGCAAGTAGATGTAGTTGCTTCCTTACCAGCCGGTAGTGCAGCTATCGGTAAGTTAGCAGCTAATAGCGGTGTAGATATTGGTGATGTAGATGTAACAAGTGTTGTACCGGGTACTGGAGCTACTAATCTTGGTAAGGCTGAAGATGCTGAACATAGTTCTGGCGATACAGGTGTTATGGCTCTTGCAGTCAGAAACGATGTACTGGAAGCTTTGGGTGGTTCCGATGGTGATTACGCTGCATTACAAGTAACAAAAACTGGCGCTTTAAATGTTACCGAAACAGTCGGTCATTTAGGTGCAATTTTTGAAGATGGTACTGATGATATAACAAGTAAAAAGGTTGTGGCAATTCAATTTATAGAAGATACGACCTTTACTACATTAACACCAGTTGATTCTTCATATATAGGAACAGCTAGTGGTAATGGCGATGCTATTGACACAAGTAATACATTCCCACAAGGTATGACAATATTTGGTAGATGGACTGGGTTTAGACTGGCAAGTGGTACTGTAGTAGCGTATCAGGGTGATTGGTAATGATTAGTTTAGGCTTATCTATTCATTCAGTTGTAACTCAAGTAGCTCGCCTTGCAAGAGATATGTGGAACTCTACCAATCTTAATGACGTATGGGAAAATGAACAACGTAATTGGGAAGATATAATATGAAAAATTTTAATATGAGGAAAATATAATGGCAACATTAACAGGTAACACTATTGCTTCAACTTATACAGGATTGCTATCTGTTAGCGGAGCTGTTGGAGCTGATACCGTAGAAGCTGTAACAGATGGAGCTGGAACTTCTACATCTTTATCTTTATCACAGCAAAG